CATAGGTCAATTAGCCATTCGACTGCATCTTCGGGCAAGTCTAAAACTTCCACAAAGTTTCTACGCAACCAGTATTCAGGCGTTCCACTTTTAAGCATAGTAAGCTTTCTACTATTGAGCCACAGGCTGCTCTTAAAAGCTCTGTGGCAAAACCCTATCACAATCAATCGTCAAATTCAAACTCTCGTTTATTACGATACTTCCCGTCCAGATGCGCGAATGTTAACTGCTGAAGCTGTCCCTGCAATAGTGGAGATAAATCCTCCTTTAGGCAATACATGACCTACTAGTTCAGGAAACGTGTAAGTCTCGCTGGCTTGAAGCGTCTTAGCTTTGACAATCAAGTTATCGTTGGTAGCGGTATCACCAGAAGAAATAAGATTGACGCTAATTGTCGCAGCAGATGCTGAATAGTTAGTCGCAGTAAACTTATCGATGATCGTCTGAACACCAACAGCGGTATACTGCGTTACCTGAGTTGCTTCCGCTGTCTTAGCAGGGATGATGTTACTAATAGATACGGCCATATCTGAGTCCTTAACTTTTATTGCGTGTTAATTAAAGTGGCAATCTGTGCCTGAAGATCGGAAATTTGCGTTTGAATGGATTCAATTGTCGGTGTTGGCGTTGGCTGCAAAATAGGTAACTGCTGTGGATTCTCCAGATAATTCAGATGGAACTCAACTAAGCCATCCAACTCATCAACACTAGAAGCCACAACAACAACAAACTTAATCGGCTCGTCTTTAAACGTAGTCGATATTTCGTACATATTATCAGCAATGAAAGAGGATGTATATGCCATAGCTTTTCCTACGCTGCCGCTCTTGTTCTAAAGAACATAAATCCAACGGTTACAGTGCCGCCAGAATTATTAGTCCAAGTATACCCATTGATTCCAGCATTGTAAGTAACGGCTCCAACTGCGCCACCAGCATACGTTTGAGTTCCAGGCACTGAAACATTGCCACCGCCCATTAAGTATATTGATGCAAATCCATTGGTGTGGCTATTTACAAGCAGCATCCCCGACGCATTGCTGAAGTTAACAGTACCGCCGTTTGCTACCGAAACTGCCGCTCCAGATGTATCAATCGTGTAGTTACCCGCCGCTGCGCTAACCGTAATGGTTCCTGCTACATCTAATTCACTAGCTGGCAAAACTGTGCCAATCCCCAGCCGGTCGTTGGTGCCGTCCCAGAACAGGTTAGCGTTGTCCTGCGAATATACGCCAGATGCGCCAGCAAAGACAACCGAGCCAGAGGTGAAGGTAGTGGCTGTGCCTGTGCCGCCGTTGGCGACAGGAAGTGTGCCAGATACCTGGGTTGTAAGACTGACACCAGACAGCGTGCCGCCAAGCGTCAGGTTCCCGCTAGTGGTAACTGTACCAGTGAGCGTGATGCCGTTGACCGTGCCTGTGCCACCAACTGAAGTTACGGTTCCAGTCCCTGCCGTAGAGGAAATGGTAATTGAGCCTGCGCCGTTAGTGATGCTGATGTTTGTGCCAGCAATCAAAGTGGCTTTGGTTAGCGTGTTGCCCGTCGTGTTGCCGATCAAAAGTTGACCGTCAGTGTAAGAAGTCTGGCCCGTGCCGCCATTAGCTACAGCCAGCGTGCCGCCAAGCGTAAGTGTACCGCTTGTCGTAATTGGCGACCCCGTAAAGGTCAGGCCAGTTGTTCCACCAGACGCAGCAACCGAAGTGACAGTGCCGCCAAGATCTGGTGGGGTGATACCAAGCGTATCAGATAACGCAATAATCTGGGCCAGAGCATCGTTTGCACTTTCCCCAGCGTTTCCAGCAGCAATGTTTACGTCATCAATCGAAATGACATTAGCGTCAGTCGTAGCAAACAGCCGCTCAAATTGCTTGATCTGCTCAAAGTCCTGCAAAAATGAAGCAAGTTGATCTCGCGTAAGAGACAATCTCTTATTCACCATTAGAACGCCAACGGCTCAATTGCCGCCTCTAGCCTAGCAAACGACATATGAGCGTCTGACGTTCCTTGGAATCGCTGTATGCGCCAGTTACGCATCCATCCCTGTTGGAACCACACCAGGCGCTTTGCACGCTCTCCCGTCTTTCCTGCGTTGATAAATTTCTGCTGACTATATGTTTGGCCATCAGTTGAATAGCTTGTGTTTATTGTTGGATCAGATCCAAAGGCAGCAGAGCCAGTTAGACCAACCAGTTCAAGCTGCTGTATAATAGCGCCTCGTCCTTCGTTATAAACGATGGTGGTTCCAAATTCCCAGCGCACAGTATTTCCATATTGCGTAGAGATGTCTTTAACAAGATAACCAACATTGCTGGTCATTGGGTCGCCACACAACCAGTAATCATAGCACCAGACAAAGTTTTGTGCGCGATACTTAGAGAAGTCTACAATGCTGCTGGTTAGTGTAAACCAAACTGGTTGACCTAATTCTTTAGAGGCAGCGCCATCAAATACTATTGTTCGATCAGGAAGGTGAATATAGAGATGCTGATGCGCTCTATCATTACGCGCTTCCATATTTACCAACGCAAGTTCTGCTTCGGTATAGTTTAGAAGAATCTGATCAATCTCTTGTGTGCTGATCTTGTTTGCATCAGCATTTACGCCAAGATAAACACCTGGCGCTTCATTCCAGCCACTTCCAAGAAACGCACAAGTCTCCATGTATATACAGCAAGCGTGCGTGCCCATTGAACCCTTTTCAATCTGAGCGCCTTCAATACGTTGAAATGGAAATAAATCTCCGCCCACGTTGTCAAAGACTTCAATGGTGTTTCTGTTCAAGGCATAAATTTCATTGCGTAATTTAAGCAATCCAGTGATTGGATCAGGGTCGGCTTCTGATGAACCATACTTTAACGGGTTAACTGCAAACGGATTACTGAGTTCTGTAACTACAAGAAACTCACCATCAGTGGTCATGAAATAACCATCAACCCAAACAACGTCTATCACATCGCCCAAGTCTGGATCGGTAACTTGCGTTACGGTTGTGCCATCATAATAAAATAAATTGTTGTTTGAGGCAATCGCAAGAAGGTCAAAGGAATAATCCATTGTCACATCTAAGCCATTGTTTCCAACATCAGCAATAGTAGTTACGGTTCCATCTGATGCCACGCTACAGAATTGAGAACCCATCACACGATAGCAAACGCCATTCCAGTTTATGCCGCCACGATCTGTGCCAGGGCCAGTGCCGTTAGCAACAATGCCATCAGCGGGACGCAGGAACCCTTCGCTAATTCCATTCGACTTTGGCACAGGCACAAGATTAACGGGATAAGACGTTCTAAAGTCTGGCCCGTTATCTGTGAATATACCATTGAGAATTGGAATCTGAACCATTTACCATTTAACCTTATCAGCCCAAAACGCCGCGCTCATTTTACCCTTGGCTATATTCTTTGCGTGCCTAGCCTTGAATGATGCGCGGCGCTTCTTGTTGGATTCGCTTTCGCCTTTGTTGGCGGGTGAACCCATAACGCCCTGCTGCCCGAAACGGATCGTCTTAACCTTATCGCCTTCCTTAGCTACCACAATGTGCGACTTCTTTGGATGCGATGGTGTGCGCTTTGGCTTGTTATAGCCAGCAACGCCCACACGAGTAAGGCGAGAATCCTTCTTCATGTGAGCGTCTTTTCCATCTTACTTCTTTTTCTTCTTTGCTTTAGTCATTGTCATCATTGGCTTGCTAGATTTAGCAGGGGCTTTCTTTGACATTGCCATACCACCTGAACCGTAGCTCATATTCTTTCCACTACCCATTTTCATTTCAACTCTCCATTAACTAAGTTTAATTTATCCAACCTTCCAGTTAGTGCCATCACTGAATACAGGAACTTTGTTTGCGCCACCGCCAGCAACAGTTGCATTAAATGTGGTAGTACTTCCATCAGTAATAAACGCTCTTGTCCCCGCAATCCCAACGGGATCAGGAAGTTGAACATAAGTTGTTGGCGTAGTCTGAACCGAAGCACAGGTAACAGCGCCAAAGTTTTCCTCAATGTATTCAATAAGCGTTGTGACGGAGCAACGACGAGCGTCACCTTGGTTTGTTACGAACAATGGTAACTGATCTCCGCCAGAGACCTGTGTTACGGTTGGTAGCTGATTAATGGTAGGCATGGTTTAACTCCAGTCAAGGGGGCCATCAGGCCCAGCATTCAAAGAATCATAAGGAATCCGCACATAAGGATTATCCCAACGCCAAGGCTTGTTACCCTGACCTATTGGCATTGTTGAAGGAAGCTGTTGTTCAAGCGGGAATGCTGCACGTTGCAGCAATACATTGTAAGCGCCCTTAGCCGATACTTTGGTGTCAGGAGATACGGCCTTGCCGTAGCCTGGAGCGATACGAATGGCTAGGTTGGTGATGATAGCTTCCCATGCGCTGTCAGGCACATTGGTTTCTGTATCTAGGTCGCTGTCTTGTGGGCTGCTTGGCATTGCGTATGCAAGACGGATGCCAGCAGCGTTCCATTCAGCCATCATGGAATCTAGGCGGCGCAAAGCTGCCTCTAGCTGTTCAGGCTGAAGGTCAAAGACGTAATCTGCCAAGCCTATTTCCCCAAAGGCTGACGTTACAAACTGGCGCTTTGTGTATCCCATTTCAGACTTCCAATGCTGACGTTATGCGATCTGACAGCGTTGTATCAGAAGTTCGTGCATTAAACGACACCCCTAATTCTTTCGCCTTAACTTCCAGTTCCTCACGGCTTGGGCCAGAGACTTCATCAATCTCAATAGCCT